TGCTTTCCAACAAACATAAAGTTGCTAACTAAAAGGATTATGCATGATTGATGAACAATTTTTACAGACTATTCCCCAGTACGGTATTGGTGGTTTTGTCGGTAAAGTATTTAAAAAAGTAAAGGACACCGTAAAAAAAGTAGCGCCCATCGTAGGTGGTGGTATTGGCTTTTTATTAGGTGGATCTGCTGGTGCTGGTATTGGCGCTGGCATAGGTGGATTAATTGCAGGACAAAAGCCAGGAGAGGCTTTGGGAACTGCAGCACTTGGTTATGGTATTGGTTCACTAGCGGGTAGTTTTGCTCCTATTGGTCGTTATGCAGGAAGAGGTATACCAGGAACAAACATAGGTGGTTTATTAGGTGGAGCAGAAGATAGATTATTAACAACTGCTACTGACGATCCAGCAAATATTTTACAAAGATTAATCGGTGGTGGTGGAACACCAAAAGTATCACCTTCTGAACAAAAAATAATAAACATTCAAAGCGCAATAGATGCTGGAGAGATAGATTCAAAATTAGGTAATGAATTAGTACAATTAGAAAAATTAAAAATTTTAACAGGTCAAAATAAAACACCAATACTTGGAGGTAATTTAGGTAATGTATTGACGGCAGGAGCCGCTATATCACCTATAGCAACTTACCTAGCTGCACAAGCTGAACAAGAGGGATTTGTTCCAGAAGATCCTAATGCACTAAATCCATTTTACTATATGAACCCAGAAGAGTTTCAAGTGGCTGGTATTGGCACTAAGCCAATTTATTTTGATACATTACAAGATGATTTTGGTGTTCCTCGAGAAGATTTACCAACTGATTTTGTTAGAGCGGCTGAAGGTGGTATCATGAGATTAGCAAACGGTGGCACTCAAGAGTTTCCAAGAAAAACAGGTGAGATTAATGGACCAGGCACTGGCACGTCTGATGACATACCAGCCATGTTAAGTGATGGTGAATTTGTATTTACTGCAAAGGCTGTTCGTAATGCAGGTGGCGGTAGTAGAAGAGAAGGTGCTAAGAGAATGTATCAAATGATGAAAAATTTAGAAAAAGGTGGTACACTGTCTGAGCAATCAAGAGGAGTAGCATAATGGTAACGCAAACACAAATAACGAGAGAAGCACCAGATATAGAAGCACGTCGTTTAGGGCTTATAGATAGTGCAAAAGCGTTATCAGAAAAACCTCTTACATTACCAGACTATACTCTTGCAGGATTCCAGGCCCCTGAAACACGGGCATTTAACTTAGCTGGTCTTGGTATTGGTGCTTATGAGCCATTATTAAATCAAGCACAACAAGCAATTTTAGCAGGACAAGGCACTACTGCAGGAACAATTCCTTTGTTAACTGCTTTGTCACAAACACCAACAAGTGCAAGCTTTGCACCATTCCAAAGTAATTTTCAACAGGCTGTTATTGATCAAACTTTAAAACAATTAGATGAGCAAGCTGCACAATCACAAACACAATTAAGTGACCTAGCACAATCAAGAGGTGCTTTTGGTGGATCAAGACAAGCTGTGCAAGAAGCTTTACTTGGGGAGGGTTTACAAGATGCTAAAGCAAGAGCAATAGCAGGGTTAAATCAACAATCGTTTGAAAATGCACAAGCTGCTTTTGCAAGAAACCAAGAGTTACAAAGATTAGCTGCTTTAGGTATCGGTGGGTTAGGCGCACAACAAGCAGGTTTTGCGGCACCTCTTTCTGGATTGGCGGCTCAACAACAATCACAAAGAGGACAAGATATAAGTCAATTGCTTGGCATTGGTGGTCTACAAAGACAGCAAGCTCAAGCAGGATTAGACATCGATAGACAAAATGTTTTACAAAATATTTTTGAACCATATCAAAGAATTGGTTTTTATGGAGACGTTCTTGCTCAAGCTCCATCATCACAACAAACTTTAGTCCCATCAGTTAGTCCAGGTGTTTCTCCATTACAGCAAGCAATAGGAGTAGGTATTGGAGCACTTTCTGGCATAGCAGGATTAAGAAGATCAGGAGTAGTGTAATGAGTGTTTTAAATAGAGCGATGTTTAATCAAACAGTAAATAGACGAGAAGGATCACCTCCATCAGGTGAAGAAAATTTTTTTGAAAGATTTGCTAGTCTTCTTAGAGGACAAAAATCAGATCCAATTCAATCAAAACAATCAGATGACTCAACTGTATATGATTTTGGTGAATATGGCGGCACTTATGATTTAAAAGAAGAGGGTTTTCAAAGAATACTCCGTAACTATTTGCCAGAGGGTGCAAATTTATTTGTTGGTAATCCACGAGACTACATTTTATCAACGGAGGGTCAAGATGCGATAGAATTATTTAAAGCTGACATACTTAAAACACAAGAGGCTAACAGAGCTATGGGATCACCTATAACAGGTGAGGGTATAAATGGTCTTAAAAAATTAGATGATATGAGATTTAGACAAATGGGATCTCCAATGCAAGGTGAGATGGCTCAACCAACACAGGCGATGCCGCAACAAAACCCAGAGAACGTTGGAATTATGCAAGGTTTTGAAGACGATGCAAAAACAATTGTTGATGCAGGATCTGAGAAAAAAGAAGAGTTTGATAAAGCTGAAGATTATGAACAGTTAATGAATACTATAAGAGGAGACAATAAATCTGAAGATCAAAGAAGAGATGAGCTAGCAGAAATCGTAGGTGAAAAAGATGCTGATGATACACCAGAAAGTGTTTTAGCATTAGTTCAACCAGTAATTCAAATGTTAGATACTCCAGAGGTTAGACAAGAAGGTATTGGGGCTACACCACAAGCGTTTGCTATGGGTGGTCCAGTATACAGAGAAAAGGGCACAGGAAAAGAAGGCGAAACATCAAATAATGATGATGCATTAAATAATTTATTTATACAGATGTTATTAGCTCAAAACACATCAGGCGCAAACATCCCTTCTTTAGCTACAGGTTATCAAAAAAACTTACCTGTTATGTCAAGTATTTTAGGAAGAGATCCAGATAGAACAGCCGCAGATACATTTTTTAATATTGCTAGAAGTGGATTTGGATTAGCTGCTGGCATGACACCACAAGAAGCAATTTTATTAGGTTTACAAGGACAACAAAAAATTGGAGACAAAGTAGAGGCTAGAGATTTAGCTATTAAACAAGCAGCACTCGGTGAAGCTTCTAAAGATAAAGCATTTGCTCAACAACTTGATTTAGCAATAAAAAAAGAACAAGCTAAAAAGAAAGATACTAAAGGGAGCACATTTGTTGTAGGATCTGGTCTAGAGGTGCCAAAGGCTGTATCATCACTTTTAAGTAGTGATCAAATAAGCGCTTACCCAGAAGGCACAAATATATTTGTTGATGAAAAAAATAAATTATCGATAAACATTCCTGCTCAAGCAGATCAAGAAGCTTATTACGATACAGAAAATCAAAAAATTGTATTTCTAACAGATAGAGAATATGAAGACTTACAAGACAAATCTAATATCACAACTGTAAGTGCAGGTTTGTCGTTTACTAAGTTAGCAAAACTAGAAGACGGTAAAGTTGTTGAAGGGACAATTAAAGATATTAGAAATACACAACAAGATACAATTAACGACTTACTAGAACAAGGTTTTGTAATTATATCAAACAGTTTTGAGGTTAACAAAGATCGTGAGGGCGGGTCATTATTTGCAGACGGTGGTATAGTAAAAAGATCAGACGGATCTCCAGAAGATGGTGAAAACGCTCCAGGCAGTGATTATGAAGCAATATTAGCTGATGCAGAAAATGCTTTAAAAGAAACTGGTACGGTTTTTCCTGCTTTAACTGATACAGACAAATCATTCTTTAATTCACTTTATTCCTCAACATTAGAGTCTCTTAACGATTTAAAAAGAGTAAAAGAATTGATTGCAGCTGATCCAAGTTTAACAGGTTACACAGGTTTAGCACAAGAGACTTTAACAAATTTTGCCAGTCTACTTAATGACATGGACAATTATATGGGCGATAAAGTATTTCCAGATGATGAACGTGGTGTACCAAAATATTTAAAGTATTTTACAAAACCTGAAATTAGAGAGTTAAAATTTAAGGTTGCTGAACTTTCAGATGCAGTTGCAGACATCTTATCACTAAGAGGAAAAAGAGGCACAACAGCGGATGTTAGAGGACAAGCTTTAAAAAGGACGGACCTAACAGGTTTTTATGGAAGTGATGTTGCTTTTCAAACGATAGATAGTTTAACTGACTTTTTAACAGACAGGGTTAAGGTCTTTGGTATGTTATCTGGTAACTTTGAACCAGGAGAAGCTTACGACAAATTTGTAGCAAATGTAACAACTTTAAATAACGCAATAAAAAATATAAATCCTCAAAATTATGAAGGTAAGAAAACAACATATTCATTAGAAGAACTTGAATCTATCATAGGAGAATAATATGGGTGAAATATTTATTGAAGGATTGCCCTTTAGTATAGACATTGAAGGAGATACGCCCACAAAAAATGAAGCTGAACGAATAATGAAAGTTGTCGACAGGCTAAATGAACTACAAGAGGGCCCTGGACAAGAAACTATTAGAATGTTGGAAGATGGTCCATTAAGTGGATTATACAGCGATGAAAAACTAGAAGAACTTGGTGATAAATTAAATATTGATTTAGAACAAAAAAGAAATGCCATCAACATATTAAATGATTTAGGTTTTATAGATAAACAGGAATTATTACCTTTAGAACAGTTTGGTATTTCAAGAACAGATGCTGCCATAGCAGGGTCCATGATTGGCAGTGCTCAAGGTTTTAGAGAAATGTTTGATTTGAAAAATCAAGATAATCTAAGAAAACTTTATAAAAATGTAAAATTATTTGATCCTAAACAGCTTGCAATCGCTGGTGGTAAAATGTTGTTTGGCGGTATTTTTGGGGATATCAGTGGCAGAGTTGCTTTTGATGTAGCAAACTTTATTTTATCTGGAGATAAAGATGCGTTACAATTTGTTAACTCATTAGATGCAGATACGAGAGAAGCAATTTTTTATGAGTCTTTAGGTTTAATATTTCCAGAGTCTTTAGCTTTTCTTTATAGAAATGCTTTAACTGGTGCTGGTATAATAAAAAATAATAAAATAACTAGAGACGCAATTGAAGCAGCGCAGAGACTTGGCATCGATTTAAATTTTGGACAAATTATTAGATTTGCTCCTATGGCTAGAGCTCTGTCTCCTTTACCTTTTATTGGTAGTGGAGTAAGAAAAACATTAGCAACTCAAGCTGGTCAGATAAATGAAGCTTTTCAAAAATTCACAGAATTATATGCACCAATTTCTACTTTTAGTAAAAATGGCATCGATATATTTCAAAAAGTTTCTAGAAGATTTGAAGCTAACAAAAGAGTATTAAATAATCTTTGGTCAAAAGCATACGATTCTCATGCAATGTTAAGAGATAAAAATGTTTTTCGTGCTGATGATTTAAATAAATTTTTTACAAATTTATTAGAGGGAAATGTAATATCTAAATTTAAAAATTTACCTACAAACCAAGATGGTGTTATTGAAACCTATGAAGCAATACAAAAATCTGGTTTTTTTGAAAATGCAGGTTTAGCAAGAATTCAAGGCGAGGGTCTTAAAGATTTGATAGACACAATGCGTCGCTATCAAATTGATGTAAATAAAAATGGTGGCAGAGTCAGCTATGAAACTATACGTAATTTTAATGATGAGATTAGCACGTTGTTTAAAGATCTCACAGAGGGCGATAAACCTTTTAAAAATCAATTTTCATTACTGTTAACACAATTTAGAGGTGCTAATGATCAGTTACTAGAAAATTTAGATAAAAATTTAATTAAAGAATTAATACCAGAAGAATTGTTACCAAACATTTTAACTAGTCACAAAAATGCAAACGAATTCACAAAAAGAATATTAGATTTGTATGATGGTCCATCTGGTAATATTTTTGGAACTTACGTAAAAAATCTTTTTCAACCAGGATATATCAGAGATAAAAAAGCAAGAGATCAAATATTAAACACTTTAATGAATGTTAGATCACCAGACATGTTGAAAGACTTACAACTAATCATGGGACCTAACAATTTCAAAGCATATGCAAATGAGTGGATGTCGAATGCTTTTGCAAAAGCAGCTGTTACGGAGGGGGATGCTGTAGCAACAAGATTAGATTTTGATCCACAAAAATTAAATCAAGCTTTTGGTTTTGATATTAGATCCAAAAGTGATTTTACAGAAGAGCTATTTAAAATATTGGGTGTTAACACTCAAACATTAAAAGATTTAATTACATCAGGTGCCTTTTTACAAAATGTAAAAATAGGAAATCCATCTTCATTCTTACAAAGAAGATTTCAATTAACTGGTATGAACAATATATTAGGCACTGCGTTAGCAGGTGGTGCAGCTTATGGTGGTAGTAATGCATTAATAGGTGATGAGGATGACGGAATATTTGCTAAAGGTATAAAAGGTTTAACTGGTCTCTTCATTATGAGATACGGTGTTAGTAAAGTTTTTGCTAACCCTAAATTAGCTAAAAAAATAGTAGACGTTTATGATCCAAGTAGACCTTTAAACTTTAATATAAAATTGGATTTGTTTAGGGGATTATTTGATTTGCATCATGAAGAAGATCCAGAATCAATATCTGAGTCTGTAGAAATAATGAATCAAGCTAGAGAAACTTTAGTAGATACAGTTTCAGACGCAGAGTTAGACGCTTTTGATGAATTATTGAATACTTTAAAATCACAAGCAGATATATTTCAAAAAGGACAAACATTAGAAGAAGAAGAAGAAGAAATGGAGAAACTTAGAGAGGATCCAGAAGAGGTCATAGAAGAAGATATTGTCATTGAAGAAAAACCAGAGCCAGATGATGTAAGTTTTAATATTCCTAGTCCTAATATTAATATGAACATGGCTAATGTTGTACCACCGATTTCAAGTGCTCAACTAGATCCAGCATTAGTTCAAAGATTATCAAGTGTTGGTTTACCATTATTTGCTAATGAAGGTGGTATTGCTACTTTAATGAATAAACCACAACAGATGGTTGCATAATGTCTACCATAAAAATTGGTGACAAAGTTGTTCAAACCACTGATCGTAGTGGTAGAATACGTGGTGGTATAGATAGTGGATCACGTTTAGACCAAAACCCTCAAAGAACGAAAAGCGACACACAAATTGTACAAGATCAGATTAAAAAAATTAAAGACATAGAAGAACAATTTAGAGGCGTAGATGACAATAGATCTAAGTTTTTAGCACTGTCTACTCCTAAAGCAATATTTCAAGATGCTCAAAATAGAAGAATACAAAATAGAAGAAGAGCAGAGGTATTAGATGCTTTAAAGATTGGAAAAAACGTAGACAGATCTGTGTTTACAGGAAGAGAACCAAAAGAGGGAACAAAAAGTTCAATATTAAATGCCTTTGGTATTGGAACTGTAAGCACAGGTAAACCAAAATTAAGACAGGGATTATCTTCTGCTGATTACGCAGAATTTATGGGTAAAGCTTTTGAAGCTAATCCAGGCATGATGGAAAGTTTATTTCCTTTTGCAAGTGGTAGCACAATACGTAATGTCAGCAGATTTGCACCAGGCATAGGTACTTTGCAAAATCTTGCATCTGCCGCAAAAGAAAAGACTGGTAGTTTTTTGAATAGATTTTTTCCTGGTCTTTTACCAAGCTCAGGTATTGCAACAACAAAGCAAGCTCAACCTACGTTAGCAGAGCTAGCCGAGAATGCTTACCGTTTTGGTTCATTCAGAAATGCACCAACAAACATAAAAGACATAAAAGCTGATAATGAAAAAAGAGATGTTTATAGTAATTTTACTCCGACAGAAGCTCAATTCATGTTTTCAATGTTTCCAAATAGATTTGGATTGTTTGGTGGTAGACAATTAGAAGGTCAAGATTTTGAATTAAATTTCCCTCCAGCGACATTATTTTCTACTGATTCTCAGAGACCAAATTTTTTTAGAGATGAAAGAGGCTTAGATGTAAGTAACGCAATTAAGGAAGCTAGTAGACCAGAAAATTTACCAAACATAGATGTATCTATGGAAGGTATTGCACCTGTTTTAAATACGTCTAACAATTTAAATCAAACAGGGTCCACGGCCCCTTTATTAGGTAATGCAAGTATAGCTCAACAAAAAGAATTTTTTGAAAATGCAATAAGAGGTAATGTTGCGGGTGTGCCCGATAGAATTGGTCAAATTTATCAAAACTTATTAGACAGTGGTGCTTTGTCTACGTCAGAAGCATTGCAATATGGATCATTTGTTAGAAACCTACCACCACCTAGTAATACTTACGGTTTAAGCCCAGAAATAAAACCAGGTATTGAAGGCATTGATCTAGAGGGTAATTTTCCAGGAGTATTATAATGGATAAAGATTTTAATTTAAGAAACGTAGTTTGGATCAGTATGATTTTAATTTCTGCTGGATCAGTATATGGTATGATGTC